GGAGACCTTGTAGGCGTCCTGTGCCTCTTCTTCATCCTCTACGGCGGCCTTGTCTTTGGCTCAATCTACTAACGCACCCCTAAGCCTCTGGGGACACACCTTAGAGGCTTACATCTTAATCATGCATGGGTGGGATGTTGTTTGGAAGCCAGAGAAGCCCACAGACGAGCCGCCCTTCTAAAGGAGACAACTGATGTCTTACAATCAAAAAGAACACTTACAGAAATCATACGATCAACTACAGGTTCGCAAGGCAGCGGTTGCCTGTATGACCGAAGAGCAACGTGAAGCCATACAAGGTACACTAAGTGCCTTGAGTGATGCACTTGATTACATCACCGAGGTCCACGACTTGCGACTTTCAGACATCGACAAGTTAAGCATGGCTTACTGGAAATTGCACCACAGCACTGAGACAGAGCCGACTGAATATCAGGTAGAGGGCTTTGAGGAACACGGAATAGGCGAGTATGCCACCAAAGCAATCGAGGGGGCCAAGTCATGAGAGAAGTGGCAACCTACGACACCGAACTAGCGCACAACAAGTGGTATGACGGTCACCCTGTGTGGATAGCGCACCCTGAAGAGGAAACTGAAGATCACCTAGTGACTGATGCAGCAGCCTTTGTGGACGCAGAGGGTCACCTGTTCATCATCGCCTACACGGAGGAAGTGCAATGAAACTCTACACAAACATGAAAGCCGAGTGGTTTGGTACTCAAGCGGATGCTAAAGCAGCAGGTTCGGAGTGGTGGGAAGTAAATGTACCCACAGACAAACCAAACCTCATTAGTTTCCTCAGTGGTAAGTCATACGGCGAACCTAGCCCAGAGACGCCCACAGCAGAACCAGTGGTTCACCAAAGCAAAACCATGAGGCCGCATCCGTGGCAGTCAGTCAGACACATGGCAGAGCAAGCGTCACTCAAAGATTTGGGTGTTGTCTTGGCGGTCATCATGAACCGCATGGATGAACTAGCCGACAAGGAGGCCACATCATGAAACTCTACAGCGTCATTCGCAACTATTGGTGTACGGACTTCTATGAGGTCCGTGCAGCATCCAAAGCCGAAGCCCTGAAGTTGGCCAAGCGCGGCGAAGGTTTCATCAAGACCAAACACGCAGAAGTTGATGAATCTGTAGATGTCACAGAGATAGAAGAGGTCACAGTATGATTACCTTTACTGCCTTCATGGAACAGGAAGCGGAACGCTTGTGGCGTGGGGACCACAAACGCCGCTCCATCACCAAGGGCGAGAAGTTCGCTGCCTTCGCTGACCACAGCACACGGCACATAGGCGACTTCAAGCCCTCCGACATCCACGCCTTCTTTGACAGCCTTACAGCCAAAGGACTGAGCGACAACACAGTGAACCATTATGCAGCCATGCTGACTAAGGTTTTCAAGCAAGCGGTGAAGGAGGAGGTAATCACCCACGCACCACAGTTTACATGGAAGACACTTGAGGATACACAACGTCCACTCTACTTCACCAAAACACAATTACAGCGTGTAGAGGCTTGGTTCAGGGGTTCCAGTGAACCTTGGGTTGAGCATTTTGTGGTCATTGGTCACCAAACTGGCATGAGGATCGGGGAGATATGCCAGATAGCCCCTCACAGCATCACTGAGGACGAGAACGGCGACATATGGGTTCACCTAGCCAAAACTAAGAACGGCACTGAGAGATTCGTTCCAGTGAATCCTAGGGCATACTCTGCTTTGGAGGCACTAGGCTTCGATTGCCGTGGCTACTTCGAACACACTCGTTTCTACCGTGCTTGGGGTGCCATGCGTAAAGACATCCTCGGTAACGATAGCCGCTACGTGTTCCATACGTTGAGACACACAGCCGCGACAGTCATGGCAAATGACCTCAAGGCTAACACAGCGGTCATAGGAATGCTCTTGGGTCACAAGAGCGAGAAGACGACACGCAAGTACATCAAAGCAAAGCCTAGCGCACTACAAGCAATAGCCGCGCAAATGGCAGGGTAAGCAATCTAAGACACAGCACTACGATGGGGATTTGAGGCAGGTTGAGCAGTTGAAAAATACTTCTGTCCCCCTATCGAAGGACAACAGGAAATCTATCAAATGAAAACCACTATAGATACTAAGGATACTAATGCCGCCTATGAGCGGACTATGAGGGAACAAGGGAAGGACAAGTGGGAACAAAAGCATTCAGAGCAGACTGAAGCGACTGAAAGCCCCCACCACTTCAACAAACTTAAAGAAGCATTACCAAAGGTAGCTGAAGGGATACATAAGTCACTAAAGACAGCTAAAGCCACTAAAGGCCGTTTACCTATGTGGGTAGAGGAGTTGTCACAGGTAGACCCAAGTACTTTAGCCTACATAGGTCTTTTGTGTTCCTTTAATGGGGTGTTGAAGACGGAGTCCGTCACTCAAGTCACCCAAAAGATTGGGGAACTTGTGGAGAAAGAGTTACTTAAGCATGACCTAATGTTGGACGACAAGGACAAGCACCTTGCAGCCGTAAAGCAAGCCGAAGAACTTGGACTTGAGAGACCTAAGCCGCTTAACACAAACAAGCGACTGGTAGACCAAGTCACAGAGGCGCACACTAGCCCTGCTTACAGACTTAAAGCCCTTCGGATTATCGCAGAGAAGAACGGTATGCGGTCTTTGAACTTTGGCATAGCCAAGACACGTGTAGAACGTCAGGAACTAAAGGAACGCAGAGCCAAACTAGCGGCACCTGTGTTGTCTAATGTTCTTGAGTTCTCTGATGTGTTCGACAAGACGCTAATAGTCGAAGGCAAGAACAACACTAGCCTTAAGTTGACCTTTACCGACGAAGCACAAGAGCAACTAGAGAAATCTGAAAGATACCTTTCTTGGATGGCACCTATCTATAAGCCTATGCTTGCGGAGCCTAAGCCTTGGACAGACTTTGACACAGGGTGCTACCACGATGACTTCCTAGCCTCCTCAGTCAAATTGGTCAGAGGGTCCACAGTGGAACAGGAAGCCGCCATACGCTACGCTTTCACTCAAGGCACCCCTACCTACGTCAAGGCAGTTAACGCACTTCAATCGACTCCTCTGGCGATCAATGGGCAGGTTTTGGAGGCAGTCCAATGGTGTTGGGATAAACAAAAGCAGTTCGGTAAGTTTCCCACAGCAAAGTTACCAGAGAGACCACGGATGCCAGAGAATTGGCAAGAGTTAAACCGAGAGGTCGTTGCGGAAATCAAAGCAGACATAAGGAGACACCACAAACTAGAGTCACAGGTAAAAGGTGCAGCCGAGGTCATGCGTCAGGACTTACAGACAGCGCATGAACTATCGGTTCACGACAAGTTCTTTTTGCCAGTCTATATGGACTTCCGTGCTAGGTTATATTTCGTCCCCACCTTTAACTACCACAGAGATGACCACATCAAGGCACTCTTCACGTTCTATAGAGGCTACAAAGTCGAAGGTAATAACGCCTTTTGGCTCAAGGTGCATCTAGCCAACGTAGGTGACTTTGACAAAGTGTCTAAGAGTCCACTTAATGACCGTGTGCAGTGGGTCGAAGATAATCAGGAGTGGTTGTTGCAAGTCGCTGCGGACTTCAAGTCAACTTTTGATCTGTGGTCTAAGGCTGACAAACCGTTCCAGTTTCTTGCGGCTATCTTTGATTACGCAAGACTTGTGGAACAAGGGAAAGACTTCGTGTCCTACGTCCCCATCAGCCTTGATGGTACTAACAGTGGTGTGCAGCATTACTCAGGCATCAACCGAAGCAAGCGAGAGGGTGCGTTAGTTAACCTAGTGCCTTGCGAGGAGATGGCTGACATCTACCGCACCAACGCGGAGCGAGTGGTTAAGGTTCTCGAAGGTAAACTTGAGGACAACACACCCTTCAGCGTCAGACGCGACAACAGCAAGACGGTGGGTGAACTTGCGAAGACTTGGCTAGACTACGGTGTCACTCGCAGTACTCTGAAGAGGTCAGTAATGACCTTTGGATATAGTTCTAAGCCTGTAGGTATGTCTGCACAGTTTGTGGAGGACATCATGCAGCCTTTGCAGCGTAAAGTTGCCTATAAGGAAATCGACAGGCATCCTCTTGGGTCTACTGAGGAGGAACAGTTCGACGCTGCAAGGTTCATGGCTCAAGTATGCTATGACGCCATTCAGGACACCCTGCCAAAGGTTTCTGACGCTATGCAGTACCTACAGCACGTAACCGAGGCTCTCGCACGTGAAAACAAGCCTATTCGGTGGACGTCACCGAGT